GCATCGCTTCTTCGCGGTTCAACATCGACGGCGGTGCGCGTCCTGCCACCATCATCGGTGCGGCTGACATCTATGTGTCGGACTTCGGCAACGTGCAAGTTGTCCCCAATCGCTTCCAGCGCGAGCGTGATGCATGGGTCTTGGACCCCGATTACGCGAAGATGGTTGTGCTGCGTCCGTACCAGCAGGTTGAACTCGCTAAGACCGGCGACGCTGAGAAGCGTATGCTGATCGTCGAGTGGGGCCTGAAGGTTCTGGCTGAAAACGCTCACGGTCTGGCTGCAGACCTGATTACTTCCTAATCGAAGCAACGGAGGGGTCGGGGAAACCCGGCCCCTTTTTAACGATGACCGACAAAAAACTGTTTGACGTAAACGAAGATCTGGGGATTACCCGGACTTGGCACTACGATGCCGAAAAGGACGAAGCGACTATTCAGACGCAGCAGGATGTGACTGCGATCATTGAAGAGAACAAAGACGAATTCAATCAGGTGGATGAGCGTGCGCGCTGGGGCGAGTGGTCCCGCGTGGCGTCAATTCCGCTGAGCCTGTACTACCAGCTCAAGGCCGAAGGCAAGCTGGAGGACGAGGCTTATATGAAGCGCTGGCTAAACGACCCGGCCAACCAGTTTTTTAGAACTCGTCCGGGCAAGGTATGAAGCACAACTACATTGCCGTCTGCACCCCGGCGCGAGACATGGTGCATACGATGTTTACCTACGATCTGGTAAACATGGTTTGCTTTCACACTTTGAACACGAACGACGCGATTGCCCTGAAGATTTCCGAGGGTACGCTCATTGCCAACCAGCGCGCAGAGCTGACGCTTGACGCTATGCGCGAAGGCTGTTCGCACGTTCTGTTTATTGACTCGGATATGCGTTTCCCGCAGGACATGATCGGGCGCCTGCTCAAGCATGACCTGGACATCGTGGCAACGAACTGCGCACGCCGGCGGATGCCCACGGGGCCGACGGCTCAGATATACAAGGAAAACGGCGACCGCGAGCTGGTCTGGTCGATGCCTGATAGCACCGGCTTGCAGGAGGTTGGATCTGTCGGGATGGGCGTAATGCTCATCAAGGCCGGCGTGTTCAAGGCGTTAAGTGAGCCCTGGTATGAGACGCCGTGGCGCAGTGACAAGCGCGGATATATCGGCGAGGATGTGTTTTTCTGTAAAAAAGCACGGGAAGCTGGCTTTAAAATCTGGATTGACCACGATGTGTCGAAGGAAATCGGACATATTGGGATGTTCGAGTTCAAGCACGATCACACTTGGGCGATTAAGGATCTGGAAAAAGCGAGGGAAACCTAATGGCACTGACGACATACACCGAGCTGAAGGCGTCGGTTGCCGACTGGCTAAACCGCACCGACCTGACCAGCGTTGTCCCGGACTTTATCGCTCTGGCCGAGGCGCAGATCGAACGCACGCTGCGAACCCGCCAGATGATCGTGCGCGCGACCGCGTCGATTGACACTGAATACAGCGCGGTGCCGGCCGACTTTCTGGAAACCAAGTCGATCAAGCTGAACACGAACCCGGTAACGGCGCTCACGTTTGAGTCGATCGACGCCCTAGACAGCCTTAAATCTACAACGTATATATCTGCGGGTAAACCCCAGTATTTCGGCATTGTGGGCGGTCAGATCCGCGTGCTGCCGGTGCCGGATAGCACCTATACCGCAGAGCTGATCTATTACGCGAAACTGACGAAGCTGTCGAGCACTGTCGCGTCGAACTGGCTGCTTTCGCAGGCGCCGGACGTCTATCTTTATGGCTCGCTGATGCAAGCCGCGCCGTATTTGAAGGATGATGCCAGAATCCCAGTGTGGGCCGCGATTTACACTCGAGGCCTTGAGGAGCTGCAGATCGCCGACGACCGCGGCGCTACCTCTGGCGGTGCCGTGATGATGCGGGCCAGGACTTTCGGATAAGGAGTGTTTTAAATGTCATCGTTTACCGACTACACCGAGAACCTGGTTCTTAACTGGCTTCTCACCACCAATAGCGCCACGCGCCCGACGGCGTGGTATATCGGCCTCTTCACGGCTGCCCCGTCCGACACGGGTGGCGGCACTGAGGTGTCTGGCAACGGCTACGCCCGTACCGCTACCGGCACGATTACGGTTTCCGGAACCTCTCCTACGAATGCCACGAACTCAGCCGCGATTGAGTTCCCGGCTGCCTCTGGTGGTAACTGGGGCTCCATTGGCTGGGCCGGCATTTTCGATGCTTCTACCAGTGGCAACCTGCTGGCCTGGGCGGCTCTTACGACGTCTCGAACGATTAACGACGGCGACGTTCTGCGCATTCCGGCCGGCGATCTGGACGTCACTTTGACCTGATCATGGCTGCCTATGGCGTAGGGTCGTATGGCGTAGGCCAGTATTCTGACCCTCGGGTCGGCTACGGCTATGGCTCGTACGGCGTAGGCAACTATTCTCGCGGCTCGTTTGAGCCAAGCCTGACGATTGCGGCTGTCTCATCGGCGACTATTTCGTCGGTGCGTTACGCCATTGGCATCGTCTCTGTTGCGGCCAGCTCCACCGCAGCGGTTTCTGCTATCGCTGTTCGCAGTGCCTCGTTTAGCGTTTCGGCATCGTCTTCAATGGCGACCGCGGCTAACGTCGTCAAGGCTGCATCTATCCAGGTATCTGCTCAGTCGGCGGTTTCTATCAGCGCCCTGCGCTACGCCGTAGGCGCTTTCTCTGTTGCCGGCGCGTCGTCGGTCAGCTTTGCCGCGGTGCGGTATGCGGTGGCATCGTTTGCCGCCAACGACGAAAGCGCGATGTCGGTCTCGGCGGTCCGGGTGCCGTTGGTTAGCATCCTGATCGACGCCTGGGCGGACATGACGGTGAGCACCAGCGTCATTGTCAACCAGGCGGTGACGATTAACGCCGAGTCGGCAGTTTCCATTAATGGCGTTCGAGTCCAGCCTGGCGCGATATTGATCGCATCTAGTTCTGGCATAAGCGTTAATGCTGTTCTAAAATGGGTGCCAGAATCTGACACGGCAGAAACATGGACGAGCATCCCGGACACGAGCGAGGTCTGGACTGCGGTTTCTGACGCTTCTACAAGTTGGGTCGCCCAGAGCGACACCGCAGAAACTTGGACCCCTATTTCCGAAAACTCTGAAACGTGGCAGATTGCTGCATGAGGTGATAAATGGCCGATACAACTACCACTAACCTGCTGCTGACCAAGCCCGAGGTCGGTGCCTCCACGGATACCTGGGGCACCAAGATCAACAGCGACCTCGACAGCATCGACGCGCTGTTTGACGCCGGCCCTTATTTGAAGCTGGCTAAAGGTGGAACTGGTGCCGGCACAGCTGCCAACGCTCGCACTAACCTCGGTCTTGTTATCGGCACCGATGTCCAGGCCTACGATGCCGACACCGCAAAGACCGATGTCGCCCAGTCCTTCACCGCAGCCCAGCGCGGCTCTATCTCGGCCCTGACCGACGGCGCGACCATCACGCCAAACTTCGCGCTGGCTAACAACTTCAGCGTGACCCTGGGCGGCAACCGCACGCTGGCGAACCCCACGAACCTGACGGCGGGCCAGCACGGCGTGATCGTCATCACCCAGGACGGCACCGGCTCGCGCACGCTGGCGTATGGCAGCTACTTCAAGTTCCCCGCCGGAGCTGCACCGACACTGACCACCACCGCGTCGGCGGTTGATGTTCTCGCGTACTACGTCGAGAGCTCCACCCGCATCACCGCTCGCCTGATTGGAGATGTTAAGTGAGCGCCATGATCGGCAACCCGCTCCTACTCTCCGATGAGGGCTATCAGATCAGCCGCTCGGTGCGGCTTCGGTCGAGTGCGTCTGCGTATTTCAACCGCACCCCTGCAAGCGCCACGAACCGACGTACATGGACTTGGAGCGGGTGGGTTAAGCGCGGGGCTTTGGGAGTCAATGGTCGGCTGCTCGGTGTTTATGGTACGACTGATTCAACCTATATTGAGTTTGGCTTTAGCTCCAGCGATACGCTGGCGTTTGGTTATTTCAGCGGGAACTGGCGAATTACTTCGCAAGTATTCCGCGACCCGAGTGCGTGGTATCACATTGTTCTGGCGTTCGACACCACGCAAGCAACTGCCGCCAACAGAATCAAGTTGTACGTCAACGGTGTAGAGGTAACGGCGTTCAGCACCAACAACAACCCATCGCAAAACTCTGATTGGGCCGTCAACAACAACCAAGCGCATCACTTGTTCCAAAACGGTAACAGCGGCAATTACTTTGACGGCTACGCTACCGAGATTAACTTCATTGACGGTCAAGCCCTAACTCCGTCTTCTTTCGGTCAGATCAATTCGTACACTGGCGTGTGGAGTCCGCTCAAGTACACGGGCACCTACGGCACGAACGGTTTCTACCTGAACTTCTCCGATAACAGCAGCAACACTGCTACGACTATCGGCAAGGACTACTCGGGCAACGGCAACAACTGGACTCCGAACAACATCAGCGTCACCGCTGGCGCGACCTACGATTCGATGGTTGATGTGCCGACGCTGTGGGCTGATGGCGGGAATGGGCGGGGGAATTATGCGGTGCTGAACCCGCTGGACAAGGGGGCTGCTACCACGTTAACGGCGGCAAACCTAAATAACGACTACTCTGGCACTGCAACGGATTCAATGTCGTTCTCTAGCATCGCGTTTGATGTCGCATCAAGCCAGTTCTTTGCTGAGTTCACCTATGTATCGTCAAGTCTTATTGGCAGCGGTATTCCTGGCATCGGCGTAGCAGATGTCAGCACAGTTGGAACTGGAAACATCTCAACAACTGGCACCGCTGTAATCTATTTAGATGACGGCACAAAAACTGTAAATGGAACGAACTCCTCTTATGGCGCGACATGGACGACCGGCGATGTGGTCGGCGTTTACGTCAACAGCGGCACTATTGTTTTTTACAAGAACGGCGTTAGCCAAGGCAATGCGGCTACGGGGCTGACCGGCACCTACAAGTTTGTGGTTCGTGGTCGATCTGGCACCTCGCGCACGTTTACGATTGCTGCCAACTTCGGTCAACGCCCCTTCGCCTACACCCCGCCTACGGGCTTCCAGTCGCTGAACACGCTGAACTTGTCTACGCCCACGATTGTGAACGGGGCAGGTTATATGGCGGCGACGCTGTACACGGGTACAGGCTCTAGCCAGACTATCAGCAATGCAGTCAACAATGTTTCGTTCCAGCCTGACTTGGTATGGATTAAATCCCGTTCAGCAGCAACAGACCACAAACTAACTGATGCTGTTCGAGGAACCACTAAGGCGCTGAGTTCAAACACGACAGGTGCCGAAACAACCGACACAAACGGCTTGACGGCATTTGGGTCAACTGGGTTTACTGTTGGGTCGGATACAAACTACAACAACAATACCGCAACTTATGTTGCTTGGCAGTGGAAAGCCAATGGC